CAGCGCCCTGTTGACTACAGAGCTAACTCCACCCTTGGGTTCCGTCGGTTTGCTAAAATAAAGCGCAGGCCGACAACGGAACCCACTTCTTCCGGATTAATACTCCGTCAGAAGTGTCGGCAATCATCCGAGAATCGGGCTTTTCACAGAACCATCTTAAATATCGATGGATATCTGATGAAAGCCCTACAGCAGTCGTTTTGGCCTCAAGAACCCATTCGAGTCTTGAGAACGACTGCACGTCTCGATCATACCTGACCCTACCATTATAAGGAGGAAAACACTTATCATTTTGGGCAGCGGGATCGCCATAATCTCGTTTAAATCCTAAAACATTAGAAGATACAGGAACGTATCTGTCCACGCTCTTGGACAAACGGATCAGACTATCGCGCATGGTATGGGCAGCACTATGTAAGCCTTTTCTATGAAACTGGTACTCTGTTTCGATTATAGAATTTATAGCACTACCTGATCCAAACTTAGGGATTTCACGTACATATGTGGGAGTTATATCATGCCCATAATAAGCATGTGTACCGCAGCTTTCTCTAAAATGCGAATGGTAAAAACTCTTAGTTTCATTGAGTTTCATCCCAAATTTTGGGAGCCATTCGTACACTAAATGCACACAAGAAGACGGTAAAACAAGATCGTCTCCGTATACAAAAACATTAGTGCTATGAAGATGCGGTAACTTAGGTGCATAAAGCTGAATAATGGCCCTAATAAGAAACATATGAACAAGGGACATTATAGGAAAGCAGAGTGCTGAGCCCATTGGTGCAAACTTATTGGTGCTTAGCATACCTTTAAAACCTTTTCCAGCCTCTCTTGGTGGCTCGATCCATTTCGTGGATAAAGCTTCTAAGATGGTTACGAACTCGTCATGAGATGCGAAGATTTTCATAACTAGCTCTCTGGCGACACGATCTGATGCTTCAGACATGTCCAACGTAGCAAAGGTTTTGCTTACCGAAGACATAATGGCCATCCAAGCGTTTGTACTCTGATCATTTAGAGTAATACGTTTAGAGTAGAAGGGGTGCCTTTCAAGGTGCTTCGTTATACTCCGACGTATCGCTTGTTGAAGCCACTGGACTTCAAAGCTTTCAATGCATATTCCTCGAGCCTTAGCCCATGTTTTGGGCACAAACTTAAAACGGCTCGTAGGTTCATCAACAACTCTGAGGGTTCCCAGAATTGAGGGAGCTGAAACAGGAAACGCATCCTCAGGCCGAGTAAAGAACCATTCGGTGTAATCAAACGTTTCATGTATTGATGTAAAAAGTATGTGGGGCTCATACCTTTCATACTTTTTTGTAGGTTGGTTAGTCGCGCCAGGTCCAGGTCGTGGAATTGCATCCTTATAAGGATCATAACCACGCAAAAATATTCTGGCAAGATGTTGTGCGCGTTCGATGATAGGTTGGAGTTCTGGATTATCGAAATCAAGTTGTCCAAGAGCTTCATCTGTCCTAACAAAATCAGCGTACTGCTCCGCCAATTTACATCTTTTGTAGGGGCCTTTCAGTTTTTTAAAACAGACTGAAATTTGATATATGGCCTCTACGTACCTTGCTCTTAAATCGTGATCACAATGCGAAACCTTCGGGTTGAGCCCTAATGCATTTTGGAACAAGCCCTTAAGGAAAACAGGGTAAGTTCCGTCCCATAGCTTGAAGCTAGGATAGGATGCTTTTCGGCCTTCGATATGATCAAACAATCCTTGACTTAACAGCGGTAACGTTATAGTCGCAAAACTTAAACCCTCGGCCTTCAATCTCCGCTTCACAGTGGAGATATCGGCACGAAAGTCAGCAGTGCTATACAACGGCAGCGTTTGGAAGAAATCTGCGATAAGACTGATTAAAGTCTTTTCAACAAAGGCCATAACTTCGGCCTTCATCATGCACGATTTCTTCCTTTTGGCTATAGACTCTACACTGGGCTTACGCCTATAACCCTTTTTGGATCTTTTGCTTTTCTTTGATTTTAGTTTTTGACACATTAAATGCTCCGGTTCTTTTGGCTATTATGGACCCTAAAAGGATCCTCCAGCCATGTACTGTCGCACCGAAGTCAATGATCAAAGAACAGGTAAAGCATTTATGGCTGTTTTTGGAGGAAGCGGGTTTTAACGCCGCTGATTTCAAGAGCGTTAACATGAAGCTCAAGAAGTTTCTCGACATCAGCCAAAGGTAATGCTTTTCCATGAGCGACCGAAGTGTTAATAGTGACTTTTTGTTTTACCCCTGCGGCATCCGCGATGTACCCTACGGTACTTATAACGGAACGCTGAGTGGGAGAGTTACTTGCCTCGTATTTCGCTGTAATAGTTGTTTGCGGCGTTGAAGCCGCCTCGAAATACTCGGACTTAACAGACTTCGGGTCGGGCACTTGTCCGCGCCAAGTAAAAGTACGGTCAGCGGTACCATCATTAACGATCTGGGTGGATGTGAAGAGTGACATAGCAAACTCCTATATGTTTGAGTTTAACGGTTACGATCCGAAACGTCCAATATGGAATGAAGTCAAATGAAACAGCGAGCTAAAGCGGCCATGTTAATTAACTGGGAGCCCTTAGGTACCCGAAACTTGGGTAACACGGGACCAGCATATGGCATTCTTACGCTTCGTGTGTAACAAGACACACTCCAGCCGTCTATGAATTGAGGCTCTTGTGAGGTATATGGGATGTATTGATCATCTACACACAAACCTGCACAATATTCATTCGACGGTGTCGGTCCATTTGCAATAAATCTACCACGTTGTAAGGTAGTGAGGACTGACTCCTGGTACTCATTGATGGTGTACTCGGACACATCCTTGTCCGTCCGCATACACTTTAACGCTTTGCCGACTGATAAGAAGTAGTCGACTAAGAAACTAAACGGCAGGGCATTCCACAGTGCTTCTGCAGTCAACCCTAACCCCCAGTATGCAGCTTGTTTATCAAAACCATCTTTTAGCCTATATTTATATTTCATAGAGGCAGTGGCTGTAAACTTAGAGCTGTATTTGTCACCGATCCAATACTCGTAGCCAGCCTGGCTATCGGGAATTTTCACAGGTGATGCAACTGGGTCCAGCTGTGCACTAAAGTGGCGTGTTGTACCTTCGCCGTTCTTGGCAAACTTCGCTTGGGCCTCGTCTATCATTCCATGGAGCTGACTAAAAATAGCTTTTAGGTCTGAGATCAACGGTACTATTGCGAAAGAGTTTATCAAGTGTGCTTCAGCTAGTCTTTTAGTGGGCGTGCTTAACTTATCCTTTTTCAATGCTTTGTATAAACCCTTAATTGTGGTGTCAAGTGTCATCAATTCCCATAGAGGATTCTTTTTGCTTGCGACAAGCAAGTTAGAAATATCCCTAAAGTCCTTGAGCTCAAAAAGAAAATTGAGCATCGACACTTCTCCCTCGAATTTCGGGCGCATTGTCCAATAAGCTTCGGCACGCAATCCGGATCCAACTTTACCATAATTCCCCCAGTGGGTTGCCTCAAAATCAGCAACTACTGGAGTGGGTGCATTATCGTACGTCCATCTGCAGAATAGGTTAAGCGCGATGCGCCATCCATATCCCCAGTTTACGTATTTTCCTGTGGTATAAGGCAGATTCTGCCTTTCAACTTTCAGGTGGTAGCACTCATTTGGTTGGTAATAATTTTCAGTGGATCTGAACTTCTCTAAACCCTGACCAAGTCCTGGGACAAACGAGTAATAGTCTAAAACTGACCCATACTCATGCCAGTACCGCATCTGCTTTTCGTTCGACCAAGTTCCGTCGTACGTTCGCAGTGCGAACTGACTACAATGTTTGCCTTGAAAATCAACCTTGCCATAATGGGGGAATAGAGACCTCGTTTTGAGCATACAAATCTCGCTGTGTGTTG